TCATTACGCACTCTAGGATTAACTGAATCTTGGTTTTCTTTTCTTCGTCTCTTTCAAAGTAATCCTCGAAAGCTTCGTGGAAGTTGTGGTAGTAATGCCTCTGAGATAAACAGAGGTTGACCCACTTTCTGAATGTTTTGATTTCTTCTTTTGTCATAATTTATTTCGTTGATAGTTAATTAGTTAAGGTCTGTCAAAGTATTTTGTGCTTGACATATAATTTATACTTTGGTATAATTGAAAGTGTAAAGTCCTCTCGAAGAGAAAGTGCAATCCAGCAAAGCCGAAGGTGCCTTGAAATGTCGGCGTGCGAGTTGTGGCGAAGTAGCTGGACTTGTCTCGATGGATTGCTCCTCGAATGCCTTCTCTTTTAAGGATAGGTGTATCTACTGATCTAGATGTGATCATATCCCAAGTGATATAAAACATAGGAGTAGATAAAAGGCGAAGCTATACAACAAGAAGTATTTGATGAATGTAATCATTATATATCAATAGTATCTTCGTTGTATCTTGTGATCTCTCCGTCCTCGTGGTAGTGAATGACAATAGGTTTCACTCTTGTCCTACGCTCGTACTCATTGGCGAGTTCTTCCATCATTCGGCGATGGTCTAACTCGTTGTACATCTCTGTCATAATCTCGTGGTACTCTCGCTCTGAGACACCAGCTTTCTGTGCTTGTTCTAGACTCATAGTTTATTCTTGGTTGTGTAATTCTATTTTTATTTCTTCGTCAGTTAAATACAATCCGTAGTCATTGAAAAAATGTTCTTTGATTTTCTGAATTGCTTTCTCTTCATTCTCGGCTTCTCCGACTTCGGAAAAGGTAAGTGATATTTCGGCGTGATAGTCTTTCATATTTATTTTAATATATGTTTATATCTAGAAATGATTTCATTCATTTCTTTTTTAGAGTATTTTATTTTTCCATTTTTGTATTTCATATTTATTCATTTATATCCGTTTTGTAGAAAACGATCTTTCCATCGTTCTCAGCTATGTTAGGGTCTTTGAGTTCATCTTCTGTTAAGCAGTCAACGAACGCCCAGTTTGTGTGACCGTACTCGTCTTCACAAAGTCGGTCTATGTATTCAGTTAAGTCTGTCATAATTTATTCTTTGGTTAGTTTGGTAAGACTGCTACTCGTAATATTTCGTCAGTAAATTTGTCTTGAAAGATTACTGCTCTCTCTTTGCCTTTACTGTCTCTGATTACAGAGTGGTACTGATCGTTTGTTTCTTTATTTGGATTCATCTTCTTTTATTGGTATATGTATTTCAATTACTCCGTCCTTATCCTTTCCTTGATAACAAGGGAATGGCAAGTCGGCTACTGCGTTCATTACTTCTTCGTATGTTGGTTCTTTCATAATTTATAGTAAGTTGTCCCACCACTTCTTATTGATGGGTATCTGTAGTTTACAGTCAGCTCCTAGCTTGTCAATGATTTCTTGAACAGTTAGGTACTGGACTCCGTTCTTGACTCCTTTCGGTCGTCCTCTTGTCTTTGTTTCACTCATAGCATTTATCTGTTATTGTTCCATCGAACTCAATGAATCCCTCTCCAATGAGGTCATTAGCCAATCGTTGATAGTGACCTTGCAGTTGCCATACTAAGCCACTCTTGATTAATTCTGAAAAGAGCAGTACAGTTTGGATTGTGTCCAACTTACCGTCCTCGTAGTCAAACAATACTTGCATATTGCTTAGCGACATTGCGTTAGCAATCTCTTCATCTGGTTTGTAATCTTTTATCATAGTTCGCATTCAAAGTTGCATTCTCCGTTCTCGATTAGGCACTTTTCAATCTGCTTTCCAAGATGCCAATCGTACCAATTTAACTCATCTGAGTCCTTTATTCCCTCCTCTGTTAGATGTCTTGGACTGTACGAATCCACTTTATCGAAGAACTCTTTTGTCTTCTTGAAGTTTGGACTGTCCTCTATCCTCTTTAGCTCAGCTTGTACTTTCGGTAAATCACTTTTACTGAAGTAGTACTCGATGAATTGAGGGTCATTGTGCTCCACCCCAAATCGTGATGGTGCATCGCTTGGTTGTATTCCGACACCGAACTTTCCCTCGATGTCTCCGTTGTAGTATCTTCCCATAATTTTATTCTCCTAGTTCTGATTCTATGTTTGCTATTATCTCGTCCCTTTGGTTCTGAGATAATAAGTTAAATTGCTTCTCGGCTTCTTCTCCTCCGTAGCTCTCATACCATCCGTTATCTCCGTAGTATTCGAGGCTGACTATCTCGTGCTCGATGTCCTCAATCTCTGAGTAATGCTCGTAATCGTAGCCATCTCCACACGGATGTCTCTCGCTTGTTTCTTTTACCCAATAAGTGCTGACCACCTCTACTTCGATGGTAGCTTCTTCGAGTTCTAGACTGTAGTAATTTGTTTCTTGCATTTTATTCGTCCGTTAAATCGTATTCATAAATTCCCATTGTCATCAAAGCATCAGATGCTATTCTCCATTCACCTCTCCAATACTCTGATGCTGATATTGAGCCAATTTTGTCAGCTTTTCGGTAATTATCCCAAGCCTCTCGGCTTCTCTCAACAAGTATAGCGATTCTTTTTTTCGCTAGGCTTGGACTAATTGTTTTATAGTATTTGTATTTCATATTGTTTCCTTTGTTCAGTTAAAAATTTTGCACCTTTCTTAGCCTCTCACCTCTCCTCGACACCACCATCGAGTGCAATGCGAGGTTATGACCTAGGGTATCCGTAGATATGCCTCCCTAGGCGAAGCTAAGTGGTGCTATGTGGTAAATTCTATCTTCCCCATATTGATTTAATTGTTAGCCATACTATGGCTTGAAACTCGTAGCCTTTAAGCTTGTACTTCTTGGCTAGTTGTGCAGTCAATGCTTCCAATCGTCTGTATTGGACTCCAGTGATTTGTGTTTGCGTATCTGTTACACCATCCTTGGCTTTCGTTAGACACGCTCTCACTTGCCATTTATCGATGGTTATATGGTCAGCTGACAGTAGCCCTACATTCATAGCAAAACTATGTATCTTGGGCGATTTAGATGTTATCATTTCGCCTTTCTCTAGTACATCCCAAGCCGAGCTTTTATTTCGATTGTATGTACAGACTTTCACTAGTTTCATAAATTCTTCTTTTGTGAATTTACCACTCGCAAAAGCTCCGACTGTAGCTTCTGTATCTACTTTGTTTCTCTCCCATCTGTTATTGATGGATAGGTAAGCATTTGCTCCACTTATTCTAAATGGACAAACACCGTATTTTTGAGACAAGTCCATCACAAAATTTTGTGCTTCCTTGTACCATACTTTCCCTTGTTTGCGTAGTACTCTATCGCTCGCAAGATAGTAGCTTTCGACATTGTTTTTGATTTGTCGATCGCTCGTTTCTATTACTCTTTTCATTTTTTCTTTCGTTATTGATCCATTGTTTCAATTGTTTGATTTGAGCCAACTGAGAATGGTACTTTGTCTCCGTACGGTTCACCGTCATAATCGTCTGGTAATTCCACTACTTCAATGTTTATTACTTTTCCGTTGGCGTCATAGCTTTTTAATAGTGCTAACATATTTTTTCCTTTGGTTTAAATTGCTTTCATTATTCGGTTTTGTTGCAACTTTGCGTTCATCCAATCGTTTGAAGGGATCGTTATTGTTACACCAAACTCGTCTTTCATTTTTCGCAAAGGTTTTTCAACCTTGATTTGTTTTACGACCTTGGCTTTTATTGCTTTGGCTTTTTGTAAGCGTTTTGTCTTTCGTACAAAGCTTGTATCTTGCCACGCAAAAGAACCTTTTGTTCGTTTTGTGGTTTGCACATTTGGTTTATACATAATCAGTTTTTTGATTGATTGAAGCCTATTCGAAAATAAGCTTTAAACAATCAAAGCAAGCAAAGCATTTGCAATGCTTGCAATGATTGAAAAAATTGAGTTATAAAGTGTCAGTTTATTTCTCTCTTTAGATGGTAGCTTTTAACTTCTATTGAAGCCACCTAAACGAGTTTGTAAGACTCGATCGCTTGTAGTCTTTTGAATGTGCATTCATTCAGTCATTGAGACAAGCTAGCCAATAACTCAAGCATATTAGAGTTGCTCTCGCAAATTAGCTTATTGCGTGATAAAGTTCCCACTCAACTTTCAAAAGACCCTCGACTTAAAATTGCTGTATCAGTTTAGTGACGGTTGGTACAATTTGCGATTAACAAAACAGAATCAAATTTTTATTAATTTAACAAGCAAAAAAATTCAAAAATAATAAAAAAAATTCAATAAATTGCATAAACCATTGAAAACAAACACTTTACGAAACTGAAAAAAATTCAGAAAAATGCTTAAAAAATAGCTCATTTTGTCGCTTATAGTAAACATAAGAATAACTTATCAATAATTACTAATTAAAAAACCGTTAGAAAATAAGCTAATATAAACAAAAGTAATAAATAGAATAAGTGATATTAATTAACTAATAATAAGAATAAAAAATGCTAATCAATAAGAAAGAATAATAGAAAAGATAAGTAAAACTAATTCCAATAAGCTCTCCTAATATATTACATAAGAGAAGAAAAAAAACTAATATCACACATAAACAAAACTTATTGAATTAAAAACGCTAATATTTTAAATAAGTAACGCTAATTGATTGACAAATGAGAATGATTCTCAAATAATGTACCATAAATAAAACTTATGTTTTGTATTAGTAACACTTATTTGAACGGATGTACCACAAAACGGGGGGAGGCAGTTAGCCACACGCCCACATACATATATATATATACATATATAGGGGTTTAAAAAAATATATGACTCAAGGGGCAGAAGAAGCAGAACTCAAGGCAAGTATCCAAGCGGCGATACGAGAAGTCGCTGACGACAAAGAGCTGAAGAAGATCAAGAGCTTATCTCGGCACAATCCTATGAAGGTAGCTGAGATACTGTACTTGTACTCAATCGGCAAGAGCCAGACGCAGATCGTCAAAAAGTACAACGTGCAGCGATCTACGGTCATCCAAGTCCTAGTGGATTACGCCGACCATCTTGGGCAACTAAGGGATCTAGCTGGCAAGATCAGTGCAAAGAACTATATGCAGCTGAGTTCATTGGAGGAGGATCTAGTCGAAAAGGTCCGGGACCGTATGGAGAACGACCCAGAGATGGAGGTCACATTCCGTGATCTCAAGGAGTTGAGCATAGCTAAGGCTAACGCATTTCGGGAGACTATGACCACTAGGGGCGAAGCCACTAGCATTACGGAGGAGAGGAAGGTCATTACCCAAGAGGACTACGAAGATACCCTAGCAGCGGCAAGGAAGCGTTTGGAGCAAATGAAGCAAGTTGACAGCCCAGAGATAATAGAAACTGATGATAACTGAAGACCACGATGAATTATTTGATCGTATTCGGGGTAATCTCGGCGAGCACTTTAGTAACTATATGTTTATAGTAATGGACGAAGATGGGGACTTGTTCTATGACTACACGAATTTTAGAGTCGGCAAGATGCTGGTTGAAGAAACCAAGAACGATATGGAGGGCGAAGTTATCGACATCTGGTGGGATGAAGACGACGAAGACCCAGATGAAGTAGATGGAACTGACATTTAGAAAGCATCCCTTTCTTCAGCCACCTACGGACGAAGAGATTGTTCTCCTAGCGGAGAAGGACCCAAAGTTATTGGAAGAGCTGTACAACGCCCACGAGGGACGTATACGTGCATCCGAGGATGATCCAGTCCGTTACGGTTTTGACCTAGCCGGCTGGGAAAGAATGAGACTCAGTCTCAATAACCACAACGAGTGCTTAGTACTAGGTGGTAATAGATCGGGGAAGACTACTGGTTGTGCAAAGATGGTAATGCAAGCAGTTATGAACAACACAGATGGTCACATCGTTTGCTTTAGTCAAAACGCCGATACTTCAGTTAAAGTACAGCAAGCGGCGATGTGGGAGATGATGCCCAAAGAGTTCAAGCGAAAGACTAAGAGTACAGAGGGTTATATTAACTTCTCTATGCAGAATGGTTTCACCGGAAGTAGTTTTATTTTTCCAGATACTAGAACACGAGTTGATTTCAAGACTTATACGCAGTTCAGTAACAATCAGACCATCCTAGAAGGATTTGAGTTCGGGTTTAAGAACCCTACTGACATAAATATTGGTGCTTGGTTAGACGAGTACCTCGGCGATGCGGCTTTAGTAAATACACTACGATTCCGACTAGCTACCAGAGATTCTAAGCTAGTGATAGGGTTCACTCCAATCGATGGGTACACACCTTTTATTTCTGAGTA